CAGGGTCGCCAGAATAGCCACCTCCACCACCAGAACCACCACTTAATCCAGGTGCTTTTGCTGTTGCATTTGCGCCACCGCCACCACCGCCAGTAGAAGTAATGCTACTAAATACTGAATTTGAACCAGAAGTTCCTCTATTGTCGCCAACACCACCAGCACCGCCAGCACCTACAGTTATTGTGTAAGAAGTACCAATAGCTACAGAAAGCCCCGTAGCAGACAATAATCCACCAGCACCTCCACCTCCACCCCAACCACCACCACCTCCGCCAGCAACAACAAGATACTCTACCGTTGTTACAGGATAGTTCAGCCCATTGTATTGAGCACTGATTACGCCACCGATATGAGTCAAACTCATGGTCAGTCCTTAGGAGATGGCTTCAAATGATGCTGTGAATGTTAATGCACTGGCTGTGCCCGAAATAACAGCAACCGATTGATTTTCAGTAATGTAGAACGAAGTTGTTTTATCAGAGACAATTACTGAAGCATTTGGCGGTACAGAAATCTGATAAGCCAAATAACTGATAACCGTTGGGCCTGTTGTGTATGTCAAGCCTGTTGGTGTACCAGTAGTTGTTACAATTGCTGAACCGTTATAAGTAGCAGATAACGTAAATGTTGTTGTTCCGTTGGTTGCAATAATGTAGTAAGTGGTTGGATTAGCATAACCTGTGATTGATCCAGTACCACCATAAGTGCCACTGATTGTAATAGGCTGCCCCACCGCTAAAGTTGTTGATGTACAAGAGAATTGACCCGCAGTACCTGTAATCGCTACAGTACTCAAAGTTGCAGTAAATGGCGCGCTACCTATAAAAATAGAAGCATTGGCCGCACTTGCTGTAGTATTCGCCACCATAATCTGGTCGATCTTGTTGACTGTGCTTGCGGCAGGAGTCAATCCAGTCAATGCTGTTGTTCCATTGTATGCCCATGAAGTAACCGCAGAAGTATTATTACTAGGAATTACATATGCTGTATTTCCATAAATACTCGTGACGTTAACAATATTAGGATTTGCCATTTAAAACTCCTTAGAAACCAAAAATAAGAGCCATTGCTATGGCTTTGCCTGTTGATATGCCTGCTGTGCCCCATGTAGGGGCTGAACCTGAACCTGCTGAAAGTAATGCTTGACCTGATGTGCCATATGCACCGTTAAAAGCCACTGCACCGCTTGTGTTGATAGTCATAGCATCTGTTGCACTGCCATTGATAACCAAGTGAATGGAATTTGATGTTGTTGTTCCTAGCGACAAGTCACCACTTGTTGCCGTGACGTATGTAGCGTTAGCTGCATTTAGTGATCCTGTACCTGAAAAGGTCGATGAATTGATACCAAAATCACCGTAGTATGTTGATGCTGTACTTAGGTTATTGGCAACAATGAAATCGGCTGATGCGGATGTGCCAGAGCTGGTATTTTGAATAGCTCCTTGTACGTATGTATTAGCACTTGCTTGTGCAGATAGCACAAGATTGGTATCGTTAAAACCTAACACACCCGTAATAGCATTGATCGCTTGAAAATCTGTTCCGTTATAAGCAACTAACGCTGCTGCCCCGGGAGGTATCGTAACCCCTGTACCACCAGACTTCTTGATAGTGATTGTGAATGGTGTAGTAGCCGTTGTAGTAGCGTTAATAACATAGTACGTTTTGCTACTTGCAGGAGCAATAATATTTCTGTTGGCGGTTCTGGCTCCTGTGCAGTTAAGAATATAGTACTGCGCTGATGTTGACGCAATATTGGTTGCAGAGCTTGTGCCTTGCGTCAGTGAGAGCGTTACATCTCCATCCGTTGTAATGGTATTTGTACCTGCAATTGCAATGTCCAAATAAGATGTAATTGAATTGTTGACATCATCACCCCAAGTACCTGACTCGGTTCCGGTGACTGGCTGACCCAACGCTAGGTTGGTTGTATAGTTAATTGTCATGTTGTCCTCATTCTGTCTCGATTAAAACCCAACTTGGTGTTTCAGCATCATCAATCAATGACCAGCCGGGACTCTGTGCATCCCCTATATTCTGCCACGAAGGTGTCTGGCTGTCATCAATTAAACTCCAATAAATTATCCCCATCGTCCCAACTTGTTCTACAGAGGCTACTCCTGTTAATGTAGCGCCCCTGTCTGTCAATGCAACTGTACCTACCGTTCCACTAGCACCAACACCGCTTAATGCAATTGTAATCCCTGAAAATGTAGATAAATTACCTACAGAGCCTACAGCAGTTACAGCACCCAATGGCACTGCTACCGCCCCTACCAATCCTGTTGCAACAACTCCCGTAAGTACAGGTGCTAAGTTAACCGTTACAGAACCAACATTACCCGAACTACCAACACCTGTCAAAGAAATTGTTAAATTGGCTGTTGGCGTTCCAACATTTCCATAACCAATAACACTTAATCCAGAAACAGACTCGCTGTCAGTAACTGTTCCAACAGCACCAGAAGCATTTACTCCCGATAAGCTGAAGGAAGGCGTTCCTACTACCGTCCCCGTAAATCCACTTGCTAGTACACCAGACAATGCTTTTGTACTACTGACTAAAACCGATCCTGTTGCCCCAGCAGCACCTACACCAGATAGGGCTATAGTGACATTGACTGACTGACTACCAACTGATCCAGAAGCGTTTACACCTGTTAAAGCAAGCGTTAAATTACCAGATACCGTGCCAACATTACCGCTGGCAAAAACACCTTGAATGTTACCTGTATCTGCTTCGCTAACATTACCCGTTGTCCCTGCTGCATTAACCCCTGTCAATGCAACTGTAATATTAACCCCGACAGACCCTACATTTCCATTCGCTTCAACACCCGTGACTGGAGTACCTAAAATACCCCAAGCACCTTGCCCCCAAGTTCCAGCGCCCCATCCGTCAGTGGTGGGTACGCCTTGTCCAAAGTTGCCGTTGCCCCACGGATTGACGCCCCATCCAGCCATAACTCACCTATTAGGTAGTTGACAAACGCAATAACGCAGTTGATGTTGTGTTGCTTGGCATTGTCAAAGTAAATGTTCCGGCCGTAATGGTCTGTGAACCAAATGTGTGAACGCTAACTGCGGCATTGGATTGACTTGAGTTATAAATCAAAACGGTATCAAATGCAGCGGTTAACGTAACTGTTGTGTATACCAAATTGGCTGAAGGAGTCCAATAAGCAACCCCCGCAGTGGATGAACTGTTGGTAGACGCCGGGGCATTTGCATTGGTTACTGAAATACCTCCAGCCGTATAACCTGTACCAGATACTTCACCTGTTGCAGAATATGCTGTAGTAGCTGCGTTAATAGCAGGACTTGCTGTGGTTGTATACAAAGCTGCTTTAAATGTATCAGCGGCGCTTGTGCCCCGGGTTGGGGCTGTACCAAAATTATGAGTAGCAGTTAATAACTGCCCCATAAAAGAAGTACACATACTTTGGGTGTTTGCCATGATATTTCCTTTTTAGCCAAATGCGGCCGCTACGAGGTCAGAGAAAGGGGAGGTTTTTAAAGTCACATGCGCTGAACGATGAACCATTTCACCATCTAACCAATATTCAGTCCATGTTGTATATTCAAGGTCGTTGTCGATAGAACCTTCCTTCTTTTCAAGAAGAGACTCGTCCATATCGCCTTTAATTGTTGTAATCATTGCCATTATGCAATCCTTAAAATAGCGCTGGAGGCCACAACGGTTGGAAATTGAATCGTAAATGAATTGGTGCAAGTTTTATCCGCGCCAAAGTCAAGAATACAAACAGATGCGTTACTCTGGCTCACATTGTAAATCATAGCCCCACGACATGTAAATGACGCAGGTGACCACAATACATTATTAAACGACCAATAAGCTGTGGTGCTATTGGCACTGGATGTAGGATTTACCGAAATGGTTAGCTGCTGCCCCCCAGCGGTATACCCTGTACCTGTAATTTCACCTACGCTTGTATACGCAGTTGTGGAAGCGCTCAAATTAGCGCCCGCTGTATACAAAGCAATATAGAACGTATCAGGGCTAGTCGGCCCAAAGTTCTGCAGACCTTGAGCTAACTGAATCTTAAAGCTAGTGGTGGCTGTTTGGTATAGGGACATTATGTAACATCAATCCTAAGTTGTCCTGAACGGTAAGCGTCACGACGCTCCAAACCATCGCCAAGACGTTTAGCCAACGCTAGTGCTTCATTGTATTTCTGGTTGTACAAACCCATCATGTCGGTCTCACCCTTCATGAAGGTATAAGCTTCGACCAAGGAACCATACAGTAACACAGTATCAAAGTTATCCCCAAGCCAAGTCTGACCACTGGATGCAGTGGTGATAGACTCAGGATAATAGTAATAATGAAGCTCAGCGTTATAGCCAGCATCGGGAGTAGGCCCCACAATAAAACTTAACTCGTTGGTAATAGTGCCACTTGTTACAGTTGGCCCAAACAAAGCGTAGTACTTAGGCGTACCATAGTCTGTTGGATTTGGATATGCTTCACGCATATAGTTCACATCTTTGTTTAACAAATAGATGTAATCCCCACCAGCCTGCGGGTAAATAGCCAAAGAATAGGGGGCAAGAAAATCATTGGGGCAACTTAAATATTTATTTTGACTAGTCAAAATCCCCGTCACGTTCTTACGCAATGAAGGAAATTGAATTGAATTGTAAATACGTTGCTCAGCCTGCTCAACAAAGACAGGCAAATTAGCTATGAAAGTTGTTTCATAGTTCTGAGTGTAGTCCTCAATTGCTGTCTTTAGTTGAGTGTAATTCATGCCATTGGGCCTCTAGACATCAAACCTTTAGTCGCCGCACCTGTACCACGCATTTTGATTCCAGAAGTTTTAGGTGCTGGATAATCATTGCTATGGCTATTAGCCACAGATACGTTGGCATTACGCAAGTATTCTTTGTTATTTGAAACACCCGCTTCTTCAATAGGAGCAGGTTTACCCGCCATGGTATGGGGGGTAGCATAGACAGCGGCTTGACCCACTTCTTTGCCACCCATTTTTTGACTCATTTTAGCCATTATCGACCCCTTCCAGTGTTGCGTTGGTTGGCAACTTTAGCTAAGTTACGGCCCATTTTAAGCATTTGCATATTGGTTTTTCCACCTTTAGCCAGCTTCAAAGTTGTACCTTTGCCGCCCTTGTGCTCTTGCTTGTCGTGCTCTTTAAAAGCTTTTTTAATCAAGGCAACGTCTTGTTTCTTGTCCGCTGCCATGTCTTCTTTCATATCGCTCTTAGCCATAATTAACTCCTACGTTGTAACTATTGTAACTGTACCAACTTGTACTTGCGGTATCAAGTAGTTTGGCGTTAAAACAGTATCAAAACTGCTTGCCCCACCAACCGGATTCCAGCCCCATTGAAAAACTCTACTACCTTCACCAACAGTACCAGCTTGATTTACTGAGCTACTATTGCCATTCAAAATCTGCAGACCATCTTGTCCAGAAGCTTGGTAGCTTCGATCAGGCCTAGGATTGCGAAGACCTTGTGGGTCATCGACCGGTGTCATCCCCAATAACAACTGAGGTTGATCTGGATCCCAACACTGTGGACACACCAATAACTCGTAGTTTTTTGTCTTAACGACCTCTCGTTTGAGTTTGGTCAGCTTAAAACGAAAGCTACAGCGATCACACTCCGCAATCGCATTCTTACCCGATGCGAACCTATTGCCCATTAGACAGTAGACCCAATAAACTGTTGACGAGGGACAAACCTCAACGCTGCGGTTTCCCTAT